GAACCATGCCCTTGCGTTCAGGAACACCCGAACCGAATAACATACTTGAATCCTCTGCCTTTGTGAGTGCTTCAAGCTGTTCTGCAAGGCCTTTAACCGTTCCATCATCGGATAACTCGGCTTTTTCCAAGTTCAACAAGGCTTTAATGGCCTTTGCATTCTTTCCGTTGGCTGCGGTAATAGCCTTATCAACTGCGTTATCAATCTGCATCTGCTTTAAGTCCTCTGCGTACTTATCAGCAGCTTCCTTGTTTGCTTTCTGCAAGTCGGCAATCTGCTGTTTAAGTGCTTCTGAATCCCCTGCGGATGCTTTGAGCGTTTCCAACTGTCCATCACGTTCCTTAACGAGTGCTTCTGCGTTCTTTTTCGCTTCATTCACTTCATCAAAACGTGTCTTAGGGATAAATCCTTTCAGTTCTTCCGCTGATGCATCGGCAGCCTTCTGTGCCAATTCTTCATCAATTCCAAGTGCCACAAACTCTTCTTTTTTCATATTTCTTTTCCTCTCTTTCAAAAACATTGTTTAACGTGGTTAAGTCCACGAATATTTGTCTTGTTCTTTTACATCCGCAATACCAAAAGGATGATTTTTAGGTATTAAAAAAGCACTTCTACGGACTAGCCGTAAAAATGCTTTGATAATATTTTGGTTATGAAATTACTACGTTTTGAAACTCTACATCCGCTTGTGTTGGCTTCAATCTTTTCCTTGTAAGCTGAACAGCATTTTCAGAAAGAAGCTTGAAATCAGCATCAATCATTTTCTTTGAATCATTAAATTGTACTCTTATCATGTTTTGCTTCCTTTCTATTTTGTCAAATAGATTTCTTCAATTACAAAATTAAGATTTGTATTTGTTGCATTTGTCCATACAAAATGTTTCTTGCCGGATTCTGAAAGTTTACAACCCCTTACAAATCCAATGTCACCTTGTGTCCAAACAATGCCGTTGTTTGTATAATTGGTTCCGGGTTCGACAAGTTTAGAAGTTGCAAAACCAATTTGTATTCCTCCACCCGTTGCCGAAAAAGAAGAATATTTTACAACAAGCGTTTTATAAATATCCAAATCAACCACATCAATACTATTAAGATATGGTCTTTCACTCGGATATCCTTTCATTGTGATATTTTCCGCATTGATTTCATACGAACTATTGCTTGATTCAACTTTGCATATTTTGTTAGATTTAAACAGATATAAAATGTCGTTTTCACCACCGCTGCACATAAACAAATTAGCCATTGACCTGCACCCCCACTTCCATATCTACGCTCTGTGCCGGGAATCTTAATATAACGCTTCCGGCTGATACAGATACATTGCTTGGGTTAACACCATAGATGGAAGTATAGAACGTAAGCACACTGTCCGGTGTTATTCTGTCATCCAATATAGTGATTGAAGTTTCCCCTGCTGTAAGTGTTCCTTTGGTAATCATCAAAGATCTAACCGCCTTTGCTAACTTACCCATTGCAGCACTTAACTTCTCGCCACTTTCCAAGGCAGATAATTCAGACGGTACTGTGTAAGTAGGTGTCTGATTGTTCGTGCTTACGTTTGGAACATTGCTTAAGCCTACTTGAGCCTTAGTAACCTCATGCGGATTTTCCTTATCGTCAATGTGGTTTTCAAGCTCTTGCGAATTACCGCTTTTGTCCTCAATCTCTTTCATTTTTTCATCAATGGCATCCATATTACTATTAAAATGCTCTACGTCATAAAAATCTGTATTTTCCGGCTTGTTTAAGCCGTAATTTGCTGTCTTTTGCATATTGTTACCTCTTATCTTTTGCGTTTAGGATATTAAAGTTTAAGAAGTTTCTTCCACGTTTTCTTTCCTGCGGTAATCTCGCCATCAGATATACAGCCATTTGCTTTCTGATACTCAACTACTGCATTTCGTGTCTTACTTCCGAATATCCCATCAGCCTTGCCACACGGATAGCCTATATCATTAAGATACTGCTGCACCGGTTTAACTACTGCATGACAATTATTCTTGACACTTGATATGGTTACGGTTCTTGATAGTAAGGATGTGCTTGCTACACCGTCTACCTTTGCACCGCATGCTTTCTGAACACCTTTTACAAAGGTTACATATGCACTATCCTTTGTAACGCTTGTTTCTTCGACTTCATCATAATTTGGTCTATATGCACCAAGCACAAGACTTAATTTGCGTGTTTTTTGCATTACCATACCACCATTATCTTGTGAACCACTTGCAGATGTATTACCTTCAATGCAAGTTACTGTTGATGATGTAGCACTTACGCAAATTCCTGTATGTTCTGACTTTGCATCACTATCGAAGTTATAAAAGATAACATCCCCCGGCTTGAAACCTTTGGCAACGAATTTTCCTTTGGATTTCGCCCAATTCATTAAGGTTGTGCATGATGCAGTCTTTTTACCATCATAGAAAAGACTTGAAGCACCACACATACGGAAAATATCCCATACAAATGCCATGCACCACGGATATGCAGAGCCTTTTACTTCTCTGCCATAATAATGCGTATTGAATATGACATTGTTACTATTTGCAGGACTTTCTTTTGTTCCCACATAAGACAATGCCTTATTGATTATTTTATCAGCGGTCATTCCAACCATCCTTTCGTAAATTTCCTGTCCAATAGCTGCCCTTTTTTCAAGCGTACTATTTTTCTTTTCTTCGCTTGCATTTTTACCAACGCTTGCCGGTCTTTCATACTTTAAAACCACAATATCACTTGCTTCCTTAATGGACGTTGCATTTTTCAAAGCATTAAATACCGACTTGTAAGCTACTTGCAATTCATGCAATACCCATTCAACCTGCATTTCTTCATCAGCAATAGAAACACCTTTTGCTTTAGCATAATTCAGCAAACCTTGCTTTCTTCCTGATGAAGTCCATTGACACAAGCCATAACCAATTCTGTCTGTGGCAAAATTAGTATACAAATTATTGTCAACTGCAAGCGTGTATTCTTCATCTGTCATGCCAAGTTTCTTCATGGAAGAATTTTGTGCATTGTTAGAACGCATACCGCTTTCTGCACCCATGCTTGCCATCAATGCACAAACACCAAAGATATTGTTGATCACTTCCATCAACTTGTTGTAAATATTTAATTCACTCACTATGGTTCACCACTTTCTTTTGCTGATGTTTTTTCTGCAATTTCCTTTGTTGCCTGTGTTCCAAAGTAAAAAGCAATTACTGTTGTGTATACACCCATAAATTCAGTGCTTAACTTCTCAATAATTGCTAAATAACAAAATACTAATGTAAGTAATATTGTTACTATGGATTTCACACTAAATAACTTCTGCAAACGCTCTTTCATAGCACTTACCCCCTTTCCTAAAATCCATATAAAAAGGCAATATCTGCGAAGTTTTCACAAATACTGCCCTTAAAACCTTTAATATTTAATTTTTAGGTATTCTGCAATGCCCTAGAGTACCCCTGTGGCTTTGCGTTTGCCCCCACACAGCCACTTTTATTGTTCAAGTGTCCGTTTCCTTGCCTAAAGTAAAAACAAGCCTTAAATTGGCTAATAAAAAAGCACCCTGCCTATCAAGGTGCTTAAGAAAATAGTTTATCAAGATTTACTTCTGAATCAATATAAACAGCATCAACTTCGTAATCGTTATACACTTTAATTTTGTCATTACCACTGTTATAAATCTGAATTATAGAACCATCAACATCAACCAGTGGCTTTTCAATATTTAAGTCTTTGATACTACTCTCAATCTTCTCACAAGCTGCTTTGAACTTGCCATTATCCGCTGTATTGTGAATATTATACTTAAACATCTTAATCACCACCTATTCCTAATTCCCTATTGACATCCTCATTTGTTTTTGTTGCCGTTTCATAAATATCTTGAATTGCTTCTTCTCTTGTCATTCCCTTTCTATCCATCTTGGAAGTAACAAGTTCTTCAAAGGTTTTATTCGGCTTTTCTATATCAAGTTTCTTCCTTGTTTCTTCATCAGCCATCAGTTCCCTTGCTTCTGTTCTAATTCTATTTCTTGATTCAAAAGCCTGTCTTGCTTGTTCCTCGATTGGTAAAGTTGGGTCTATACTATCTTTGATTTGTGAAACTTCTTCAATATATTTCTTTCTTACATCAATGTTACTTAACCTTATTGTACTACTTTCCCCAACATTTTCAAGTGGTTGTTTCTTGAAATGCTTATCAATTACATTCATTACTTCGTCACTATACTTGCTTTGAGATACACCGATTCTGTTTTGTGTAAATGCTTCGGCCATAAATTCATCAGCATTTTCCATTGAATACTTGCTGATTTTGACATCATCAAGTAACCGCTTCGCTTCCAGTGCTTCTTTTTGCAATTTCCCAAGTGCGTCCATATCTATATCCGCAGATAATGAACCATTCAAAAATGCAAGTTCCTTTTCCTTGTAAACTAATTCTAATGCGTTCACCTCGGATTTATATGCTTCAAACAATGAATCTATTTCACCTTTGATACCTCGCATTCGTTTTACATCCATGCCAATGTAATTCTTATAATTACCACTCAAATCAATTAAGGAATGTGCAAATTCATGTGTTGCAATATATCGTCCTTCAAGTCCTTCCGCAATTTTTACAGCATAACCTTTGTCGGATAATTCTTTTATTCTTTCGACCATCTTGTTATAATCGCCGGTCTTATTCGGATTCAAAATCAAAGTTTTCTGTCCAACCAAATTATTATGTTGTGTGGTTGCAAATATATTCGCACCAAAAAAATCCTTTTTGTCACCAACCTCAATCTTTGTAAATCCGGTTAAGTATTCATCGGATAATTCTTGGATAGTATCATCAAATGCTTTTGCGGTTTCAAGAGATACACCGTCATAATTTACTGTCACAGGGTTCATATCACCCATTGTCCGTAAATCATCAGCACTCGTCAGATTTAAGTCAAATTGAGTTCTTCTAGCATCATATGAATCAAGTAATCTGTCTGTTGCTTCTTCATTTATGGTATCAATAGTTTTCTCAATAGATGTTGGTGCATCCTCAACTATTTCTTTTAACTGTTCTTCTGATGTTATCGGTTTCAAATCCTTTTTACTTCCACCATCAACAAAGGTATTTTTCCATTCCTCATACTTCATGGATGCAGGTACTTGATAAGTCTTACCGTCTGCATCCCTTGCTGCTCTTGTGGTGTCAAGCTCAAATTCATCGTCAAAGAAGGGGACGGTGGTTGTCCGGCACCTCACATGGAACGGTGGAGCCGTAACACCAACCTTATATTCACTCATAGGGAATACTTCGCCATCTAATGACCGGCATATATCAGAAGTGCTATGGTCTAACGTAGCAAGTATCTCATAGCGTTCCACACCCAAATCATTAAAGCAATCCTTATCTGATGCAGAAGCGAAGTATGCTGATTCCGTCATTACTAACGCACTCGCCCTACCTTTGCTTACTTTGAAACGGTCTGCAATCATATCCGTTACTACACTTGGGTTCTGTCCCCGGATGATAGCTTGTGTAAGGTTGTTATGAAGCTCTGATACTAGCTGATTCTTCTGTTTCCATATACGGCTTGAAAAATTGCTACCATCTACCGCCCAAGGCTTAGATAATACCTTGTCGATTTTGTCCTTATCCAACTTCATAAGGTCATAGCCAATATTAAAGCCTTTCTGTATCTCATAGGCCGTGTGGTAATAACCTTCCGTGTATAGATTACGCATGAACTCGGTTACTTCGTCTAATTCATTACCGTACAGAACTTCTACATGGTTCTGCATCTGAATTTTAAGCGAATCCAACCGTGATATATGCCACCTTGCGGATGCGTTCTCCAACTGCTTCGCCCATGCATCAGAATAGTTAAGTGTCCTGCCCTTTTCTATGTAGTCCATGACATTCCACTTAAACTCTTCTAACTCGGTAGCATTAAGCATCTTCTTAGCATCCTGCAACGATATTTCGTTATTAACGGCATATCGTGCATACCACCTATTCACATCATCTTGTACGGCCAATGTAGCCTTGTTATACTGCTTTTCCAATTCAGCGAAATACTCAACCGTTTTCTTGTTTTGAGCATCCTCAAGCAGTTCAAACCGCTTTTCCCAATATTCCTTATGTTTCATCAGATACACCCAACCTCTTTGAATGCCTTAAGCATCTTCGGAAACTGAATAGCAAGATAATTTACAAGCTGTTCATTGTTTGAATAATCATCAAGTCCGGACTCACTAAAAAAGGCATGAATAATTTCATGCCTTAATACTTCATCATATCGCTTTTTCTTCGTTTCCGTTGAATCATCATCACAAAGCATTGCTTCAACACTTCTTATCGTGATTTGCTTTTCATATTCCTTACAAAGTCCATCACAGTTTGTCTTTTCAAGCGTATCATCAACAGCAATATTATATTCTGTACCCAAAATACTAATCGTTTGGCTCATTCTTTATATCCTCTTTGCCTTTACTTTCTGTTTGCTACTGTGGAAAAGCACTTTGATACTCTTCCATGGCTTCTTCATTTTCTTTCTTGATCTGCTCAAGTTCTTCGTCCACATCATCAATAAACGGTACTTGGCTAAGTAATGTCCTGTTGGAAATCTTAACACCGGCATTCGTAAGAGTCTGCATAATCTCTGACTCATTCATAAGCATATCTCTGTTGAAGATTATCTCTACCTTTTCATCAAAGAAATCCCCCTGCCCGGTTAATGACAAGTGAATATTAATGAAATGCAATAACTCTTCCAATGCTGCTTGATACTCTGATTCAAAATCGTTGGTATCAATGTCGATTTCCTGATACATAGATAAGATATTCATTTGGTTCGGTGTGCCACTCTTAAGCACCTTACCATCAAATGACCTGGCATTCTCGATTAAGGTAATCTTAAGCAAATCCAATATTGCTTGATAGTTTCCGGCATTAACCTCTACTGTAAGAGTGCTTACACCACCTTTGGCACCGTCCCCGGTACGAACCTTAACAGCACCATATTGACTTAAATTATGTCTGAACTCGCCTAAGTCCTGCCCGTCATAGTTTTCAATAACAAGGATAGTGTTCCGGCTGTCCTCTAACATATGATTGTGGAACATACTCATAAGCTCGTTTATTGCATCCTGCAGCGGCTTAACACGTCTAATCAATGGTATTTCATTATCATTGTACTTAAACGCAATCAAAGGGATTCTATCCCAATTATAAGGAATACCGTTAAGTGAGATATAGCTTTCATACTCTCCATCTTCCGTGTTCGGTTTTAGCTTTCCGTCTGATGTTAATATATAGCGATATACACCATCAGCCTTATATATCTCTACCTTTTCAATTTCTTTCTTTTTGCCGTTCTCATACTTTTCCACAGAGTAAAGCCTTAAAGCATAGCCTAATCCCTCATGCTCCGAATCTTCCCAAAATGGAAGTATCTCATATGCAGGGAATATCTTTAACTTAAACTGTCCTTTATCGTCATAATGTGGAAATGCCCACGCAACAGCACCGTTCATTGACTTCTTGGCCGTGTTCTTAAGCCTTTTCATCATCTTTTTATTGAAGAAGCCTTGCAGAAGTTCTATGTACTGCTTATTATCCCCATTAAAAGAAATCGGTCTACCTAACATATAATTTGCTTTCTTGTCAACTGCGATTGCATACTGATTATCTATATCCTTACGGTTAGGAATGTTCTTTACTTCTTCAAGCTCTCCACCTTTGCCAATAACAAGCCTTTTCTTGTAAAGGATATCGTGATAGCCTTCGTAATACAAAAAGCCGTTAATGGCTTCCATACGCTGTTTAGAAGCCTTCCAATTCGATATTTCGCTTTCTAAGAATGACAAGTCATTAATACCGCTTGCCACATCCCTTGTTATAAAATTACTGAACCTTCTCGCTGCTCCCACAACGAAATCGAATATTGCCACTTATTTTCCACCTACCTTGTATTTTAATATTAGTTTACCGTTAATGGCAGGAGTGGGATTCGAACCCACGACCTCTAAGTTATGAGCCTAGCGAGATGACCGGACTTCTCTACCCTGCTAAAATTCGGTCGGGGACATGGATGGAATGCCCCCTTCCTATAAAAACTATCCGTAATGCGATTTCATCCAATCCCTACACCACATTACGGAATGTTTTAACAATGTTAATCAAAGCTGTATGTATCGCCTTGTAATAAATCAGCCACACCGTATCTTAATGAATCCATACCATGTGAGAACTCATGCTCCGGTGTATCCGTTGGCTTATCGAACTTGTCTTTTTTCCAACAGTAATTGTTTACCTCTTTCCAAAACTCAGGACAGTTTCTAGCGTGTACTACAATCTTATAGTTCTGTATCTGCTGTATACCGTGATTAACGCTATCCCTACCTTTTCTTGAAGGTTCTGCTCTAAGGCCACATTCACACAACTCTGCAATGGACTTCGGTTCAGCAGCATCACAGACGATACGCTGACCGCCATACCCCATAGCCTTTATCTGTTCTGCTATCTTCTGATTGGTGGTGCCTGTCTGATACCATTCATCAAAGACATATATAACCTTT